GAGGATAAGAAACCTAAAACTAAGAATGGGACATGGCATAAAGACTGGAATGATCAGGAGCTCCTTGATGCAAGTCGCATAGGTGCTTTCCATAGAGATAGTAATATCTTTGACGTAGATTTTGATGATAAAGAATTTAACGCTCATAAATTTATGGACCTGCTGCCTCCAACGTTTACAGTTGGAAAAAAAGTAAATGGAAGACCTATTGCTACTCATTTAATTTATAGGACCAAAGACAAGGTTAAAGATTACAAGAAAGCTCAGCCACTCGTTGAGCTTCTTGCTAACACTCAAACTATTATTGCGGGTGTAGATAGAGTTATCATTAATGATCAGGAGCCTATTTATTATTCAGCAGAAGATATAAGGGCTGAATGTAAGCTTATAGCAACCTTTTCAGAGCTTTATAAACACTCAAAAGATCTAACTAATCGTAATGAATTTTATTATAGATTAGGTGGAGCACTTGCACGTCATACAGAAGTCCCAATGCATACAAGAATAAAATACGTTGAGAGATTATGCGAACTTACAAATGATAATGAAGTTAAAAATAGAGTAGGCTGTATTGAGCGACAACAGCAAAAGTTTGAAGAAGGAGCTGAAGATCTTTATGGAATGAAAGAGTTGTCCGAGTTCCTTGGTGCAAATTTAAAGTACTTTGATCTAATTAAACGTGAAGAGAAAGACGAGAAACAAGAAGCTACTGGATTGTCATTTTTAAATGGTCATGAATTAACTTTTAAAAATTATCCTAAGCCCTCTTATATCTTGTGGCCTATTGTTGCTAAACAACAGATACGTCAAGTCTTTGCAAAAGCGGGATCAGGTAAAACTTTAATGATGTTACATGAAGCATGTGCAGTGGCTAGTGGTCATGACTTTTTACATTTTAAAAATAAAGATAATAAAAAAACTCCAGTCCTATACGTGGAAGGCGAAATGGACGCTTCATCAGTTCAAAAAAGGTATGATGATATTGAGGTTGCTTATCAAAGAGAAAACAAAAAACTTAATAAAGAGTTTATGTTTTTTTCATTATTAGCAGATCAAAAGGACATGTACTTTCATAGTTTAACTAGAGATGTCGGTAGACTAAACGTAGAGATAACAGCTCAACAAATAGAAAAGCTTACAGGGGAAAAGCCTGTCATCTATTTAGATAACATTACAGCCTTAACAGTTATGCAAGAGAAAGAAGGTGCTGAGTGGGTTGAGTTGATGCAATGGTTAAGTCGATTACGTAATAGAGGATATCACGTTACATTTTTACACCACCCAACAAAGACTGGTGAAACAGCTTCAGGGTCCAATATTAAAGAACGTTCAATAGATATTGATATGAAATTAACAACTCCTGATGAAAAAACTTCATTAGAAGAATTTGAAGAAGGTCATACTCAAATATGTATAGAGTTTCTTAAATGGAGAGAACACATGAATACTTTTCATTCAAAGAAACGTATAGCAGTTATTGAAAGAGCAACTGGTGCATGGCAGATCTTCCCACACCTTAATAAGACTCAACGTTCTATTTATCTTCAATTAAAACAAGGAAAAAAAGCTGAAGATATTATTTCTGTAAAAGAAGGAATGTCTAAGGCTAACGTTTACAAAGTAATAAAAATATTAAAAGAGGAAGGAGTGTTAGAAGATGAAGTTAGTTGATAAGCCATTAACAGATATGCAAAAGAAGTTTGCCAGGTATTACGTTGAGGCTTTTTATGGAAAGGAATATTTAACAAATACAGAAGTGGCTATAAAAGCAGGTTATGCTCCTGATAGTAGCTATCAGAGAGCTTACGAATTATTAAACCCTCGTCTCTCACCTCATGTTGTTCAGTACATTGGAAAGTTAAAAGAAGATTTTAAAATTAAGCATAACATTGATCCTGATAAACACATGGCACGTTTAAATCATTTAGGACAGATAGCTGAACAGAATAAAAACTTTGGTGTGTCTCTACGTGCAGAAGAATTAAGAGGGAAGGTTGCGGGTTATTATATAGACCGACAGATTATTAAAAATAAAGGAGTTGATGATATGACAGAGGAGCAATTAAACGAACAAATCAAAAAGATAGAAAAAGATTATGCACATATCTTAAATTCAGATGAAAGGGGTAAAGATTATAAAGGAAAAAAATGATCCTCAACGTAAAGATCAATTAATATTAATAATCAAAACCTTAACAAAAATGCATAACGATATAGTCTTGTTGCAAGAAGCATATATGAGCTGTCAGCAAGATCTATTCCATGAGAAGTGGAAGTATAGACACGTAGCAAGAACGTTAAAGAAGTGTGCTAAAAGACTTGGTGAACCTGATCTTGTTATGTCTGAAGAAGAGTTAGACGCTCAAATTAGAAGGAAGGAAAATTAAAATGAAAATTAAAGAATACAATGAAATGATGAGGTACTTAACGAGAAAAAAAGAACCTACAATAAGATTACCCGTTACAAAATATGATGAACCTATTAAGAAAACTAAACCAAAAGTACGAGAAGAAACTATGTCTGAACGTATTGAAAGTATGCATCATATCTATGACGGAGGACCTAAACCAAAACACATGGATAATAAAAACATTAAATCTTATGAAGATATGCAAACAATAAATAAGGTAATAGACTATTCACCTAATAAGACTAAACGTCCTCAGCCATTCAAAAAAATAAAAAAAAATTCACGTCCAGTTAATATAGATATCTCTGGAATAAATAGGGACCTGAGTAAGTACGAACAGATCCTTAATGCTCCTGAGCCTAAATATAAATTACGTAAAGAAGAAAAATTAGAAGGGATAGAAACTATCTTAGGAATAAAAGCTTAGTATTAATTTTAAATTTCATTGTTTATTCTCATTCTTTTAAAATCAGGTCTTCTCATAATAGCATGTTTTGCTTTCATTCCATTTCTCATTCTTTTCACAAATAGAGATTTTGATACAGATGTATCATTTTGATATTCAAAATATAAACTCTTATAAAACTTACCTCTAAGTTGTTTGCCATCGTATTTTAATGCTTTTGTTATTGAATTGAGCTTTCTATATTTCAATACAAAACATGAATATGTTGGACTTTCATCAGTTTTATTTTGATTATATAAATCTAGTAAATTTTTATAACACTTACCTTGATAAAAAATTGCTCTGTTCAATGTCATTACTTACCTAAAGCTTTATCTGTTTCTATTGAGGCCCAATGATCTTCTGGATCATAATTAGGATCCTGTTCATCGCTAGACGTCCATTCAGCAAGATCTTTACCATCAGGTTCGTAATCCTCATACAAATCTTCTTTTTTTTCCATGTTTTTTTTTATTTTTTCTTTAGACATTTGTTCTCCTTAGTTACAGTTGATTAATTTTAAACCTAATTCAATTTTAGGTAATTGAGGTATTTTATATTTCTTTATCTTTTTTAATCCAAATTCAGATCTAATTTGATCTCTTATTTTTCTCACCATTTTATTTTTGATATTATGATTTATAAAAAAAAGTTTATTGTCATTTTGTCTACATGCTGATGCTATTTCAAAATTAAGATCACACTCATATTCTTTATTTGTTATAATATTTTTAGGATATTTTTTTTCTGGAGAATAGTAGTTTAACAATGAGCCAGTAAATTCAGGAACATTTTGATAAAATTCTCTAAATTCTTCTTTTGTTAAAAGTAGGTCTAATTCAAATTCATTAAGAAGATATTCGTATTTTTTAAAATTCTTATAATAAAAAAAACTATAAGGATTTAATTCACCCAATGTAAGGTTTATTATGTACTCATAAAGTTTAAGTAAAAATACTAATTTATTATCAAAAGAATTTAGAGCTTTAGATATATAGTAACTTATTTCATCAACACTTCCGTACTCATTATTTAGATTAATTAATTTAACCAAATTCATATCATTAAAACTTTTTTTAATATAAATCCTCTGAACAAACTTAATCGCTTCTTCTTTATCTTTATAAGTTTTTGAATTTTGTGATTTATATTTTGAAAATTCATTAATAATTTGATTTTCGATAAGTGGTAATTTCTTTAATAAAGTTCTAGGAACTGATCTATAAGTTTCTGAAATTCCCAAATCACAATGATTACAATCAAAACAAGTTTCATTATTACAAATCTTACACTTTGTTTTTATAGTGACTAATCTGCTATTATTGAGAGATATTGATATCGGATTAATTTTATTTAATGGATAAAATAATAACTCTTTTTTAATACTATAATTATTAGTTGAGTACACTATGACCTCTATTAGTTAGACATTTTCTGATTAATGATTCCTTTTTAGTGTCCATTGTTGGACTTAAAGACCAATAAACAATATTCCCAATAAACGTAGAGTTTTCTTTAGCTACTTGTTTACAATGTTGTATATCATTTGTTATTTGATCAGCTTTAGTTTCATTAAACGTTCCTGATCTTCCTGCTGTATCTATTACTGGCTTATAAGCACAAGCTTGTAATAGTAGCATTAGTATTATTAATTTTTTCATATTTCTCCTTTTCAACAAAGCTACAAAAATCGAGCAATGATTTTTAATGAAATAAAAATTAGATTTTTCACTAAAAAAAAACCCCTGGAGGAGAGAGATCAACCAGGGGTTAGTTTTTAGATATGAATATTGAAGGTATAAATGAGATAATTATGAAGATATAATGAAATAGAAATTTTATTTTTCATTGAGTAAAATAAGGAGTTTATGACCGTTATAAGAGATTTTGGAACTATTGAACAAGCATTAGCACATAGTTTAAAAAGCTTAAAAGAAGAAGAAGTTAAAGCTGCAACAGGAAAAAGTTTATCTCATTTTAGAAAATGTTCAGATAGTTCAAATAAAGACAATGTTCTTCATTTAGAAGATGCAATTAAATTAGATATTATTCTTGATAGGCAAAATGAGGGTACACCATTATTAAATACTTTTCTTCACGTAATTGAGAAAAAAAGAAGTGAGAGCAATATGGAAGGTTCAATAGAACAAAGCATAATGCAAATTGTTTCAAGAATTGGAAAACTAACAGATGTTACAGAAAAAGCATTAGATCCTAAAAGTCCTGGAGGAACTTCATTAAACACTCAAGAAAAAGACAAGATATATAAAGCTTTAAAAGAAGTAGAAGCAAGAATTGCATCACTTAAAAAAAGTATAGATTAGTGGACAAGAATAAGAAACAAAGAATAACTGGTTTGGTAGTTGGCTTCATAGGTTTGATAATTTTATGGTGGTTCAGATTTGATAGATGGGAATTTGTTAATACTTACAAAGTACTCTTTACTCCAATGGGAGAGTTACTTTATGGCATCACCAAAAATATGATGTCTGATGTTATTTCTGCAGAAAGAAATAGAGCAGAAAATTTTTGGTACATTACACAATTAATTTATATAGGAGCTGTATGGTATTACAGAGCTTGTATTGGCTATTGGGCAATCAAAACTCTCAAAGTTTTTTATAAAAAATTATAAGATTGATAATTAAATGAAAAAAAATATTAAAATATAAATGGGATCTTTATTATTAAATATTCAATGGTTCGTAGAAGATAATTGGTGGCTATTCTTATTAGTGTGCACGATTTTCTTAGGCGTAATCGCATATAAACAAATTAAAAAAAAATGACAGCAAGTGGTTTTGGAATCTATATAGCAGTAACATTTATTCCTTGGATAGGTTTGTCATTTAGAATTTATGATATCTTAAAAGGAAACTATGACCCAAAAGAAGACCCAAAGATTTTAACTCTATTAGGAGTTTGGGCAATAGGTTTTACTTTTATATGGTTACTAGTAGGTGGTTTTTCTGACAGTAACAGCATTGATTGTCGATATTGGTGGCAACTATGTTAAAAAAAATTTTAGGGTTTTTTTAATCTAAGATCATGGAAGATTTTATATTTAAAAATTTCACGTTGAGTGGTTTAATAGTTCCTGTTGTTTTAATGGTAATTTGTTCGTTTCTTAGAGTTCAAGATTGTCTTAAAAGTAAAAGAGGTCTTCTAATATCAATAATAATAAGCTCGTCCGTGCTTTCTACTAATTGGGTATTTGCTTTTGTATTGTTTTTTGGTTTCAGTTTATTAGGAATTTATTTAGAAAGTATAATGCCATTTGTGCCTCTTTATTTTTATTGGGCATATTTTATCTTTAGCTTTTTAAGTTTTTTATATTTGTTTTCTATATTCTATAAGTTTGGACATAAATTTTATACAAATTTTAGAGATGAAGGAGTTTTTAGTTTTAAGGCAAACGACACTTGGTATTAAATAATGAAGAGAGATAAAGATCATCACCCTAATAATTTCTTTAATAATTGGGATAATTTAAAAACCTTCCCATTCAGAGACGTATTAATTACTCATCTAAAAAAATATGATCAAGATAGAAATGTAAAAGCTATTATTTTTGAAAGAATGCAATTACCAAAAAACGTTGAGAAAGAATTCAGATTTGATCAAAAAACTAAATACTGGTCAGATATTAATACAACTTTAGAAGACCCAGACTATCTAGGTCGAGTAACAGTTTTCGATGCTTTTAAGTTCTTTATTAAAGTAGCTAAAGATAATGTTAAATACTTTAAAAAATATGATCCTAAAAATCTTAAGATCAACCAAAAAAATAAAAATGAAATGTTTTCTCTATATCAAATGACACTACTTCATCTAGTAGGAGAACTTCATTTAAATAAGGAATTTAGAGAAAATGCTAAAATTAAAGATAGTGAAATAGCTAAAAAAGTTAATCCGTTTAAATACATCAATCTTAAGTACAGATTAAGTAAAAGATTTGGAGCTTTTAAAAGATTTTCTGATCAAGGTTTTTCTCCAGATGAAGCAAGAATAAAAGTCGATAAGCTGTATCCATCAATAAATGATGATTATTTATGTGAGAGAGATTTAATAACATTAGATAAAAGTTGGCTGGGTTTAATAATATTAATTTTTGTTGTGTGGCACTTTGAATAATAAGTAATATTTTTTTATAAAATTTTTTATAAAATTTTTTTCAAAATTACTCCTACGACTATCTAAACGTTAGTATTATAGTCTAACTATAAGTACCTAATTTGAAATCAGGTAAGGTACCCTAAACGTTTAGTTCGAATTCCAAAATGACTCTGGTACCTCTATTGATGGACCATGGACGAGTCTAACAAGACGAGTCCATCGCACGTTTTTTGACTCTTGTTTGATCCGCAATCTGTCCGCAATTATTGTGGACGGATTCCATAAAGTCTAGTAATCTTAACGTAGAAAGAAATAACAAAGGACAAGTGTTTACGTTATTATTTTCAAGAGTGAAGTGGTGCCCCCGCACGGATTCGAACCGCGGACCTATTGATTACAAATCAATTGCTCTTGCAGTTAGGCTCGTTGGGATACAATACTAATTCATCATCACAGAGTCAAAAATAATATCTGTCCGCACTATGTCCGCAACATAGGAGGCCAAATGGCTACAATTAGGACTAAAAATGGTAATTGGCATGTAGAGATAAGAAGATCTTTTCATAAACCAATTTACAAATCATTTAAGACAAAACAAGATGCACAACGTTGGGCTTATAAGACAGAACGTTTGATTGAGATAGGTCAGTATCAAGATGTATCAGAGGCAAACAAAACTACTTTGCAACAATTACTTGAACGTTATGAGAGAGAAGTATCTTCTAAGAAGAGAACCAAAGCAGACAAACAATACATTAAGAATATTTTAAAACATACGTTTGTTGGAAAAGTTCTTACTCAAATTAATAGTTCAGATATAGCTTCGTTCAGAGACGAACGTTTAAAAACTATTAGTGGATCTTCTGTAAACAGAGAGCTTTCAATTATTTCTGATTGCATCAATAAAGCCATGACTGAGTGGCAATGTTATATTCCTGAGAACCCCGTTAAGACTGGATTAAGATGCGAAGAAAATCCTCGACGTGTAAGAAGATTAGAAGAGGGTGAGTATGAGAAGTTAATGAGCTCATGTAAAATGAATAGAGCTTTCTGGTGTCCAATCATAGACTTCGCTATTCATAGTGCAATGAGACGTGGTGAATTATTAGAGATCACATGGGACATGGTCCATATTGATAAGAAATATATTACGTTGCCACCTGAGATAACAAAGACAAAGAGATCAAGGAACGTGCCACTTCAACCAAAAGCATTAGAGATATTAAGGTCTATACCTAGGTCTTTAAATGGACGTGTGTTTCCTATTGGTATTAAGAATTTTGAGAGATCTTGGACCGCTATATGTAAGAGATCTGGTATCAAAGGACTAAGATTTCATGATCTTAAAAGAGAAGCCATATCAAGATTATTTGAGAAAGGACTATCTGTATCTGAGGTTCAATTATTCTGTGGGAATTCGTTAAGTAGTTTATCAGTTTATACTCAACACAATTCTACAACACTTGCGGATAAATTGGCGGTATCTCATTAATCTATCTCTACGTAGTTGAGACTACGAGATTTAATATAATTATTATTAGTCTCATAGTCTCACATGTATAGAGAGACACTAACGAAACTCAAAAAGGGCTGACTGGATCACCCTGTATTCATAGTTCCTTGGTCCTTGTTGCAAGTGTCATGAGACTAGAAGCATTGATAAGACTCAATTTTTAATTTTATAAAATAATCATGGATCAGTGAACATTGTGCTTGATCCTACATAAAAAAATATGCATAACGTTGAGCATATAAGTTTCAAAGATCTTTAAAACTTTGCGAGGTCAGACAAGACACTCCACAAAAATAAAACAAGGACTAAAATATTATTGATGATATCCTTGTTAAACTACGTACCTTAACGTATATATCAAACATCATTAGTAATATTCAAAAATAACTAGAGCCTAGTTGTTAGTCCGACTGGGCTCTTTTTTTTGGAGA